AAAAACGAAAAACCTCCCTCATTACGGGACACCTTCAAAGCAATCGAAAAGTCAAGAAAATAATTCTTGCTAATTTAGATAAATAGGTGTATAATGTTGTACAGGGAGATTAAAATGAAACGACTTGCTTATGAAGCTCTAAAGCATAAGTATGAGGCTCAAAAAAAGGATGCGATATTTGTATACGCAAATTACACAAACAATCCTGTGGCTATTGGTGAACATCCGCAGTTGCTTGAAGAAATGGACAAAGCAGTCGCAAGTTGGGCAGATGCTGAAGACAAATTGGATGCGCTTGAAGTTCTTAATAGCGAGACTTAACGGGTATTGAGATGACATTCTTAGAACTTATAAATTCTGTGTTGAGAGAGATAAATGAAGTGGAAATCACTACAGTCTCTTCAACACGGGGTATACAAACATCAGTCAAGGATTTTATCAACAAGTCACAGCGAGACATTATCAATTCTGAAGTCGAGTGGCCGTTTACTGTTGTTAGTCAGTCTTTTACAACTACTGCAGGAACAGCAGAGTACTCACGAGAGTCAGATGCAAAAACGGTCGACTATGATAGCTTTACTGTACAAGAGTCGGCATCGACAGCAGAGAAAAAATTAAGATACCTTTCATTTACTGAGTATTTAGACAGGCGTAACGAAATAGATACAAACCCTGACACAGGAACACGCTCACTTCCAGAGTTCATATACAAAACTCCGGATCAAAAACTTGGCTTGTCCCCCGTACCTGATGTGTCCACATATACTATCAGGTATTATTATTACAAGACAGTTAGTGATATGTCTGCGAACACAGACACACCTACCATCCCAGAGCGTTTTCACGACGTGATTGTAAATCGCGCTCGTTACTACACACACATGCTTCGTTCGGACGTGCAGTTCTCCCAGCTTGCTCTTCGTGATTATACAGAGGGCTTATCTCGTATGCGTATTGAGTTGATCAATCGTAAGGATTACATGAGGGCCGTTTAATGCCAGATACTTCACTACTCAGCCCGTTTGTTGTGAAGTTAGGTGGTGGCTTAGTCCTTGACAAGGATGCCTTCACTTTACCCTTCGGCGCAGCTACACAGTTGCAAAACTTTGAACCTGACATCAACGGTGGCTATCGTCGCATCAATGGGTTTACTAAGTTTAATTCTAATATTGTACCCCAGACTAGTGCATCTACCGAAAAAGTTCTTGGTGTGCACATCTACAAAGATCAAGTTATTGCTGCACGAGGCACTAAAGTATTTAAGGGTGGTGCAAGTGGATCGTGGACAGAAATAGACACAGGCCGTACAAGTGCTGGACGATACAACTTTGTTAACATCAACTTTGACGGAACAGATAAGGTTATATATGTAGATGGTGCAAATTTAGCATCTGTATTTAATAACAGCAGTGTTGCAGACGTAAGTGCTAGTGGCAGACCAGCAGACCCTCAGTTTGTAGAGGTGTTTCGTAGTCACGTATTTTATGCGGGTATGTCCTCTAGTCCACAAGAACTTATTTTTAGTGTACCATTTGATGAAGATAATTTTACTTCTGGCAGTGGTGCAGGATCGATTAAAGTTGACGGCATCATCAAGGGTATCAAAGTCTTTCGTGAAAACTTGTTTGTGTTTTGTGAAGACTCTATATTTAAGATTACAGGTTCTAGCCTGTCTGATTTTGCAGTCGTACCAGTCACACGTAAGATTGGATGTGTGGATGGATTTAGCATCCAAGAGATATCTGGTGACATCGTATACTTAGCACCGGACGGATTACGTACGATTGCAGGTACAGAAAGAATCGGGGACGTTGAACTTGGTACTGTGTCCAAACAAATACAGCCACGTTTGGACAGCGTAAACACAGACAGAATATCCTCTGTAGTTATACGTAGTAAAACACAGTATCGTTTGTTTTTTCCTGATGATGATGCCTCCGCTGCACTGCAAGCAAAAAGCCCCGGCATCATAGGTGTTATCAAGGCTGGCACAGAGGGGGGTATAGGATGGGAATACGCTGATATATCAGGAGTTAGACCAACATCTGCAGCGTCAGGATTTATTAGTGGAGTCGAAACAATCCTACACGGAGGATACGACGGCTACATTCACAAACAAGAAACAGGTAATACTTTCGACGGCACAAACATAAATGCAATATATCGTTCCCCAGACTACATAATGGGTGACCCCGGCATCCGCAAGTTGATGCAACGTATTATTTGGAATTACGACAATGAGGGTGCAGTTAGTTCTAAATTTCGTATTAGATACGATTTTAATTCATCCGATGTACCACAACCTGCAGAGTACGATTTAACATCAGGAGCAGCAATCGCCTTGTACGGTTTAGCTGCATCAACATACGGCACTGCAGTGTATGGGTCGTCAGGAACACCGCTGGTAAGACAGAGCGTAGAAGGCGGAGGATTTACAGTAGCAGTGCGCTTAGACGACACACAAGGAGCAGCTCCCATATCAGTAAAAGGCTACCAACTAGAATTTACACCGGGGGGCAGGAGATAACACATGGCAGGATACACTAGGCAGTCCTCGTACTCTGACGGCGATACGATCACCGCCGCACACAGTAACAACGAATTTGATCAGGTACTTGCTGCGTTCGTCAACACTAGCGGTCACAAGCATGACGGCACAGCAGCCGAAGGTCCGGTTATTGGCCTCATAGGTGACCCCGGAGTTACTACGCCCCTCAACAAAGTTGTTATTGATAATACAAATAATCGTGTGGGTGTGTTTGTAGATGCGGGTGGCGCAGGTTCTACCGTCGAACAGATACGTTTTCAAGACGGAGCAATCGTACCTGTCACAGACAACGACATTGATTTAGGCACAAGTTCTCTAGAATTTAAGGACTTGTATATTGACGGCACGGCTCACGTAGATGCCATCAATTTCAACGGCACCGCCATTACGGCTACCGCTGCTGAATTGAACATAATGGATGGCGTTACATCTACAGCAGCAGAATTAAATATCTTAGACGGTGTGACATCTACCGCTGCCGAACTGAACATCATGGATGGTGGTACATCTGCCACATCAACTACACTCGCTGATGCTGACCGCGTTGTTGTAAATGACAACGGCACGATGGTGCAGGTTGCACTCACGGACTTTGAAACGTATTTTGAAAGCGCACTCGACACTTTATCCAATGTGACTACAGTAGGTGCCCTAAACTCTGGGTCTATTACTAGTGGTTTTGGCAACATAGACACTGGCTCTTCTACCATCACAACCACTGGTTTGATTACGGGTGGCTCCCTTGACATAGATGATGTTGTTATAAACGGCACTACCATCGGTCACACAGATGACACTGATCTCATTACGGTTGCAGATGGCATCGTCACGGTTGCTGGTGAAATATCTGTAACCACACTCGACATCGGAGGCACAAACGTCACCTCTACAGCAGCAGAACTTAACATCCTTGACGGCGTAACCTCCACTGCTGCTGAATTGAATATTTTGGATGGTGTAACGTCCACTGCCGCTGAACTCAACATCCTCGACGGTGTGACTGCCACAGCAGCCGAAATTAATATTATCGACGGTGATACGTCCGCTACCTCAACTACACTTGCCGCTGCAGACCGTGTTATCGTCAACGACAACGGCACTATGAAGCAGGTTGCCCTGTCTGACTTTGAAACATTTTTTGAGTCTGCTCTCGACACCACATCAAATATCACCACCGTTGGCGCACTCGACTCTGGCTCTATCACGAGCGGATTCGGTAATATCGATACTGGCTCCTCCACAATCACAACTACAGGCTTGATTACTGGTGGATCACTCGACATAGACGATGTTGTTATCAACGGCACCACCATAGGTCACACAGACGACACGGACCTGATGACAGTAGCAGACGGTGTATTGACCGTAGCTGGTGAAGTGTCGATGACAACGCTAGACATTGGTGGTACAAATGTTACGTCTACCGCTGCCGAACTCAATATTCTTGACGGGGTCACCTCGACTGCTGCAGAATTAAACATCTTAGATGGTGTGACCTCGACAGCATCGGAACTCAACATTCTTGACGGGGTAACCGCCACCACAGCAGAACTCAACTACAGCGACACGGGCGCGGCTGTAGGTACAGTCGTAGCCAGCAAGGTTGTGACTGTTGACGCAAACAAAGATGTATCTAGCTTCCGTAATATTACCCTGACTGGTGAACTTGATGCCGGATCACTCGACGTTTCTGGCGATGCTGATATCGACGGGACATTAGAGGCGGATGCCATCACAGTCAACGGCACCGCTCTCAACACAGTAATCGCCAACGAAGCGACAGCCCTAGCCATTGCATTGGGCTAAAGGAGAAATAAATGGCTAACACATTCAAAGTTGTATCGCATGACGTTATGCCAGCATCCAGCGGTACGCCAGAAGACCTTTACACCACACCCGGTAGTACAACTACTATTATTTTGGGTATGGTACTGGCAAACGTACACACCAGCCAAGTCACAGTAAGTGTGAAGTTGGTAAGCGATACATCCGGCGGTGGACGAACAGCAACCAACACAACAACATTTTTGTTGAAAGATGCCCCGCTTCCTGTGGGTTCATCCCTAGAAATACTTTCTGGTAACAAGGTAGTCCTTGAAACAACGGACAAGATTCAGATTGACTGTTCTGTTGCTGACAAGGCCAGCGTAACTATGAGCATCATGGAGATAACCTAATGCCGTATATTGGTTCTGGGGTACAACGATTTAACACAGCCGACAATCTTACTGTCAGTGGCACATCAGAATTAAAAAACAATGTGACTGTTACAGGTGATGTGACAGCATCTGGCACTGTGTTGCCCACAGGAGACACTGCCGCAGGTGATGCTGCTGCTCTTGGCTTTACCAGTGCAGAGGGTCTTATCCTGACAGGACAGGGCAGCACTAGCGATGTTGTGATAAAGAACGATGCTGATACTACAGTATGTTTTGTTCCTACTGGTACGGATGACTTAAAGTTTAATGATACTGCCCGTATCATAATGGGTACTGGCGATGATTTGCAAATTATCCACGATGGCAGCAATTCAATAATTAGTGATAACGGTACTGGAAATCTTGTTTTACGTTCAGATGCCCAAGCAGTTGAGATAGACTTTAACACAGACGAAACAGCGGCATTGTTTAAACATAATGGTGCGGTTGAATTATATCACGACAACTCCAAGAAATTTGAAACCACCTCATCTGGGATTGATGTTACAGGGGCGTTGGCAACCAGTGGCGATGTTAATGTTGCTGGTACACTCAATGTCGCTGGGTCAATCGTTCACACTGGCGACACCGACACCAAAGCTGTTTTTTCTACGGACAACTATACCTTAACTGTTGGTAATACAAACGTGCTAGAGGTAGGCAGCGCAATTGTTTTTAACGAAGATAGCGCAGATATAGACTTCCGTGTTGAGTCTAACGGCAACGCCAACATGCTGTTTGTTGATGCGGGTAATGATGTTGTAGTCTTAGGCGCAAACTCAGCGACAGCTTCAGGTAGCCCAGCCCTTGAATCACGTGGTTCAGTTAGCATTATTAAAAATCACACTGATGCAAGTTCATCTGGCAATGTCAGTTTTGGTGCGGGTAATCAAGCACTTACTTTGTCAAATACTCAAGGCGGTGCAAATAACTTAACCAGCAAGCTGGGCTTTACTATATCAACGACAGGCGCAAATACAGACGGGCTTATTGAATATGCGTCAACTGCTGCTGGCACAGGGCATTTTCGTTTTTACACAGAAATTTCCAACACTATCAGTGAAAAAGCTAGACTTGTAGGTACTGAATTTTTAGTGGGATTGCAAACTGCTAATGGTCTTGGTGGTTCACAAGATGATAACGGCGTGGAAATAGGTCCGGGATATATCAATATCAATCGTGATGACACGACAGAAGTAAACACGATGACGTTTTCAAAGAATGGTTCTTCTGTTGGCAGTATTGTAACTGGTGCCTCATCAACAACTTTTAACACTTCATCTGATTACAGACTGAAAGAAAACGTGACTGACCTAACTGGTGCAACTGAAAGGCTCAAGCAGTTAAAGCCTAAAAGATTTAACTTTATTGCAGAAGCTGACAAAACCGTTGACGGGTTCTTAGCCCACGAAGCACAGGCTGTTGTTCCAGAAGCTGTGACAGGCACAAAAGATGGCACAAGAGTAATAGAAACTGTAGTGACACCAGATGAATATGATAACGACGGCAACTTAACAAAAAAAGCGGTAATAGAAACAGAAACTGTTGCTCATTATCAGGGCATTGACCAGTCCAAACTGGTGCCGCTACTTGTGGCAACCATTCAAGAATTAGAAGCCCGTATCGTGGCACTGGAGAACGCATAATGCCATATCTAGGTAAAACACCATCACAGGCAACACGCCAACGATACTACAAGACAGCCAGTGCAGGTGACACATCTGTATCTGGCACTATGACCACTGGCGGTACGCTTACCTTCACTGACGGTGAGTTCGTAGATGTGTCGGTCAATGGTGTGGCACTCGTTGCTGGTACGGACTACAACACAAGCACAGCTAACACGATTGCTGGTCTGTCTGCATTGTCTGCCGGGGACCAAGTAGAGATTGTTGTCTACGATACGTTCAGTGTGTTCAGTGGCGATGTAGACAGCAACATGAGTGTGGGTGGCAACCTTACAGTTACAGGCTCCGCAGAAATACCCCAACTTGGTGGTGTACTGGACACAAATGGCAACAACATCGAGTTTCCAGACAGTAGCGGCGCAGAGGTTAATCGGCTCAAGTTTGGTGCGGGTGATGACTTGCAAATTTACCACGATGGCAGCGATAGTTATATCAACGATACAGGCACAGGAAACTTACGTTTAGCTGGTTCTTCTCAAGTAGACATTATTAGTTCTGGCGGCGAGTTTATGGCGAAGTTTATTGCTGATGGTGCAGCTACTTTGTACCACAACAACGCTGCCAAAATATCTACTACCGCTACAGGCATAGATGTTCAGGGCCAAGTCATTGCAACCAAAGGCAGCACAGGAACACTCGCTACTTTTACAGACGGCGTTGCAACAAACTTTACGCTAAAGACAGATGGAAGCAGCGTCGGTACTTTTGGCACTGAAGCTGGCAGTACACAGCTTGCGTTTATGGTTGCCAATACTGAGGCCGCACGATTTGACGGAAGCCGAAATTTTTTGATTGGCAAGACTGCTCTTGGCACTGCCAATGATGGTTTGCAGGTAAAGCCTGCTGGTGAATTAGTTGTTACAAGGGATGGCAATCATTCTCTTATTCTGAACCGCAAATCAAGTGACGGCAATATTGCGCTGTTCCAAAAAGACGGCACAACGGTTGGTACAATCGGCTCCGTAGTAGTAAATACAACTTTGAATGGTTTCATTGTTCTTGAACCGGGTTCTGGAGGTGCGGGAATTGCTGGTTACGGCGGTGCGTCAAATGGAGCGCTTGTTCCTTGCAACGAGTCAGGAGCCATTGCTGACAACGCAAAAGACTGGGGTGCGTCGTCGGCTAGGTGGGATGACATTTTTGCCTCAAACGGCACAATCCAAACATCTGACGAAAACGAAAAACAGAACATTGCCAGCCTAACAAGCGCAGAAATAACCGCCGCAAAAGCGATAAGCAAATTATTCAAGACATTTAAGTGGAAAGATAAAGTCACAGCTAAAGGTGATGCAGCCCGTACTCACACAGGTGTGATTGCACAGGAAGTACAGGCGGCCATGTCTGCTGCTGGGCTAGACGCAACAAAGTATGCGTTTTGGTGCAGTGACACTTGGACAAATGATGATGGAAGTGAGCAGACGCGAATGGGAGTTCGCTACCCTGAACTAATGTCGTTTGTTTTGTCTAGCATCGAAGACCGCATCACGGCACTGGAGAACGCACAATGACACGAGCACAAGAAATATCAGACCTGTTAGCTGGCGTAACAATCACCACTGCCGACAACACTGCGCAGCTTACACTGACATCTACTGACGCAGATGCTAACAAAGGTCCAGTGTTGGATTTGTATAGAAACTCAGGAAGTCCAGCAGATGCCGACTCTACTGGTCGTATTTTATTTAACGGCGAAAATGATGCTGATGAAATTGTTGAGTATGCAAGGATTGCAACTCAATCTTTAGACGTTACAGATGGTAGTGAAGATGGTCTGTTAACGCTTGATGTAATGAAAGATGGAACGCAACGTATTGGCATAGAAATAACAGGCGCAGAAGTCGTTGTAAACGAAAGTTCTGTAGATATGGACTTTCGTGTTGAGTCCAATGGCAATGCTAACATGCTTTTTGTTGATGCGGGTAATGACCGGGTCGGCATCGGCACTGGGTCACCTGCATTTTCAAACGGCACAGGGCTTGAAGTTGCAGATGCAACGAGGGCATGTGTTCGCATTGAGGGGAACAGCGGTTCTCATGCAACTGAAATCTATACTGACAGCACTGGCGGCACTATTGATGCTAGAGGTTCGGGTGCAGTGCTTCAGTTTGATATTGGCGGCAGTGAACGTATGCGTATCGACAACACGGGCCGCGTAAGTATACACCCTGACGGCACAGCCTTTACTGGAGAGTCTTCAGCCGATAACTTCAATATTTATCAAACAGGCGCAAATGTTGGAATGACTCTCCGTTCTGATGATGACAGGGCCATTGGCATTTACTTTGCTGATGCGGCGTCAGGTGATGGTTTATTTAATGGGTTTATTCAATATAACAACGCCAACGAACTATTCGATTTTGCTGCTCAACATTCAAGTGCTCAAATAAGACTTATTGCAGGTGGCAGTGAGAGGATGCGAATTACGTCAGGCGGTCGCGTAGGAATCGGACAAAGCAGTCCGGCGGGGCGTCTTGATGTAAATAACAATGGTGCAACAACTGAAACCATAATGATATTAAGTGATTTTGGTGGGACTGGGGCGCATACTCAGATTTCATTTAACAACACTAACGGGCAAGTTGGAACAATAAATACATCAGGAAGTGCAACCTCTTTTAACACCTCATCTGACCGCCGCCTCAAGTCCAACATTGAGGAAGCAGCATCAGCATCTGACAAGATTGATGCCATTCAGGTCAGGCAATTTGACTGGAACGCAGATGGTTCTCATCAAGACTACGGACTAATAGCACAGGAATTAGAGCCGATAGAGCCAATGGCTGTAACAGGCGATGCCGACAGTGATGAGATGATGGGCGTGGATTACAGCAAACTGGTTCCAATGTTAATAAAAGAAATACAAGAATTACGTAGTCGCGTGGCTACACTAGAAGCCAGCTAACAGGAGTAAACAATGGCAACAGCTATGACATTTGAATACCCACAGCTAGACAGGGTTGCCAAAGAGGGCGACAATGTTGATGTGGTTCAGACAATCCACTGGAGAGTAAACTGCGTCAGCGATTCTGACAAAGATGCTGACGGTAATTACTTGACAGCGGGTATGTACGGCACAGTCTCCACTCCTATGGAAGAGGGCGCAGATTTTGTAGCATACGACTCAATCACTAAAGATTGGTGCAAAGCAAAGGTCTTGGCTGATATGGGCAAAACAGAAGAAGAATTGAAGGCTGCACTTGACGCAGATATCGCAGAACAGAAGACACCATCAGTGCTTACCGGAACACCATCTAGCTGGTAGTGTAGATGAAACTGACAATGGAACCCGTACTCAAAACACAGATGGAACTGGAAGCACACGAGAAAGAGTGCGCTGTCCGGTATGCCTCTGTGCAAGAGAAACTAGAGGGTTTGGATAAACGTATGTGGCGGCTAGAGGCGTTAATAATGGCATCTACGATGGGCGTGGTGGCTATGATTATTACAATGGTAATGAAGTTAGGATAGGATATGGCAGAAAACATACCACAAGAAGTATCCGAAGAGTTAGCCAAAACTGCTGCTACAGACGCCGCTTTAAAAGTTACTCCCATACTGCAGGGACCATCTGCTGGGGAAACAGTGACCACAGAGGGTACTATGGCTACGGGAGAGGGTACTACAGTAGACCCAACAACTCTTGATACAACATCTGTTCCGGATATAGCAACTCCTACCCCTACAGCAGATGTAGGACAAGTAGCCACGACTGCCACGTCTCTTCCTACCCTACAGGCCCAATCTTTTACAGGAGCCACTTCTGGATTTGATTTAAACGATTTGATTGACCTTGATGACCTATCTAATCAAACACTTTCATCAGGCGCACTTGCTGAAGCTGCAACACAGGATTTAACAGAAAAAGCTACTGTAAAATATCAACTGTCTGAATTGTTTTCTGGCATTGAAGAGGGTAAGCCGTTGCCAGCGTGGGCCTCTCCTGCCGTACGTAAAGTCACAGCAGTAATGCAACAACGAGGTCTTGGGTCTTCTTCTATGGCAGCAGCAGCTATGACACAGGCTGTAATGGAGTCGGGAGTATCAATTGCTTCACAAGATGCTCAGATGTATGGTGCCATTCAGTTAAAAAATCTTGACAACCAACAACAAGCAGCCTTGCAAAATGCGTTACAAGTTGCTACAATGGATAGACAAAATGCAGATGCCAGAACCAAAGCTGCAATATCCAACGCACAAGCCCTGCTGTCCATTGATTTAAAAGAATTAGACGCCCAACAACAAAGTAACTCCCTCAAGTACAGCGCAATCACACAGGCTGCACTAGCCGATTCTGCTGCTGAAAATGCTCGCACACAACTTAATGCAAAAAACGAGTTACAGGTTGAAGAGTTCTTTACGGAGTTAGGTGTACAGATTGACACTGCAAATATTAATAGGGACGTTGCTTTACGGCAGTTTAATATTAGTCAAGAAAATGCGTACAAAGAGTTTAACGCCACAGTAAAAGATCAGAGAGAAAAATTTAACGCCAATATGAAGTTTGCTGTAGATCAGTCTAATGCTCAATGGCGCAGAACAATTAACACTGCTAACACTGCTACGTTGAACGAGGCAAACAGAATAAACGTACAAAACAAGTTTAATGCTAGTCAAACAGCTTTAAACCAGTTGTGGCAACAGTACAGAGACAACGCTACGTTTAACTTTACGGCGTCACAAAGCGAACTTCAAAGAAAACATGAATCAGTGTTAAAGGCTCTTGAAGTATCTGCCACAAAAGAAATATACGATGATCAACAGAAGTCTGACATTGCAAAAACAATAATTAAAGTAATAGGAGCGTGGTAGAATGTTTGGATTAGACGGTGGAGTCGGTGACTTTTTTGACGTGGCCTTTAAATTTATACAAAAAGGTTCAGAAGTTTTGATGGCAGAAGAAGAACAGCAGGGTGGTCGTGGCTTTGTTGCCCAAAGAAAGTTCAACTTTGACTCTAATATTCCAATGCCTCGCGCACAGTTGCGTGACATGGAAGCACCCATTGGCATGAAGCTTCCAAACATACAGGCTGCAGCACGATACTTTGCAACTAACCAAGCAAAAGACACAAACATAAATTCAATCAAAGCAGAACGATTTCGTCCCTCTCGTATGCAGACTCTGGCAAGCAAACGTCCTACTATGGGCATATCACACAACGCCTCTCCCGGTGTAGGCAGCGCAAGAAAGTCACGAGTTGACAGGTCAACATTTCGTTCTAGGGCAATCTCGTAGTATTCGGAGTTATTAATGTTTCAAGGTGCTAACAAGTCAGAGTTTCGCAGAGGAAGCTTGGAATCACGCGACAGATTTGCTGCCGCTCCTCCGGGTATATCCCTGACTACCGACAATGAGAAGTGGCCGTGGGGCAACCCCCCTCAAGAAGTGGATGTGGATGTTATATTAGAACAGGCCACAGCCAGAATAGATGACGACGAGATATTTAAAGACGAGTTGTACAAGCTTCTTACGGCGGGGATAAGTATAGAACATCTTGTAGAAGCGTGGGTGAGTGATGGATTTGAAGAGGGCAAGTTTTCTTTGGATGCGGGCCTGTTAGCAAAGGGACCACTTGCTATGTACATTGCGTACGTTGCAGAACAGGACGATGTGCCATACCGCATGTTTGAAAGAGAAGATGTTAACGAAGATCGTCGGATGGACAACGCAGACTATCTTAGGGTTCTCAAAACAAACAATCCGAACATGTTTGCTGTTATGAAAGAAAACTTGAACAAGACAATTCGCACAGGATTTGACGCTGTAGAACAAGTGAACAGTCGCTCAGTGCCACAACAAGAAGCGCAACCACCCCAAGAGGGGTTCATGTCCCAGCAAGCACCTGAACCAGAGCCTACAGAAGAGCCAGAGGGAGAACAAGAGTAATGGAACCTATCACATACGGCGTCATTATGGGCTTGGGCGAAAGTTTTCTTGCGGGCAAACAGGCAGAACAAAAGCAACTAATTAAAGAACAAGAAGCAAAGGCTACCGCCACAGCGGACGCACAAAAGACGTTTGTGGATTTTGGTGTTAATCAAAACAACTCACAAATTATACAGCAACAGCTAATCGCTGGAGGTCCTGCGTTCATGTCTTTGTTAGGACAACTTCCTGATCACTCCAGATCAGCTATCATTTTAAATGGGATGAGGGAGCTTCCCTTAACAGACATACACAAAGAGTTTCTTACCGGAATTAATGGCACCAATGGTACTGCCGTTGCTCGTGGTCTTTTAGTAGACAGAAATGTAATGGACAGTCTGCAACAAAGTGCTGCAGGTAAAAGTGTTATCAGCTTAATTACGGCAAAGGCTGTGTCAGGACTTTCACAACAAGAACAATCCATGTGGAACGATCTTCCAGATGACCTTACGAAAAGATTTCTTCGCGCAGAAGAATTCATAGGTTCTGGAAATTACCCGTCTGGAACACCCTTTGGTGACTTAATCAGGACCATCCAAAAACCTAAAACAGAAGTAAAATACGAGCCTCTTGGCGCAGATTATCTTAACTCTATTCGAACATCCCTTACTGGCACGGACGGGGAAAAGTTTGACGCGGCTACAGATGACGCTTTGCAAGTGCTTACGGCTGCTCGTGCAAGAATTTTACCGTTCGTTGAGCCGCCTAAAGTATCTGCTTTGAACCCAGCAGATGCCACAGGTGAAGATGAGACGGGAATAGACGACCCTGACTTTGTTCCGCATCCCGAAGCTTTTAAAGACTTGCTTGCCATTGACATAATTCTAGCACAGTTTGGCACAAAAGACTTTAACAACGAAGCGATGTCTTTGACTGAAATGCTAGACTCCGCTAGAAACCAATTAGACGGAAGTAGAATACCCGATCAGGGTGCCAGAATAAGCTTTGCAAATGAGACACTTCGCATGTTTAACGACATGCCCGGATTTGCAGACCTGTATGCAAACGCAGTCGAAAATGGGCCAAACACCAAAGGTGCGCTTACCTCTGAACAGTTTGAAGACTTTAACGTCCTTGCGTCTATGGCGGAAGAGGTAAACAAAGTAGACGACAACGTGTACTCATACGGGGGCACCAGAGTAAAAACTGGCAAGTCTATAAAAGACGATCCGTTTGGTTGGCTGTCCAATTTAAATGGTAAGATAAAACCGGGATTTCTTGACACCTTGAGCGTTGATGAAAAACAACAGTTTGAAAGCGATTTAAAACAAGCCTTAGTAACAGATGCTGATATTAGACGCACACTAAAAAATGAAGCAGGAGCAAGCACTCCGGCCTCCGCACGAAATTATCGCCAAATGTTCGAAAACATTAATGAGGCACTGCCTGAAATGTTTGACGGTATACTAAGAAATATGGGCTTTGTACCTGAAGGTGAAGCAGCAGGGGGCGTGGGCAACGTACCGGCGGATCAGGTTGCACAAACTGGAACGCCCCTGCCTGAAACACAACTAAAGTTGTCAAACGGACGGATTATCAACATTGACCCTGCTGCTGTAAAGTTTGCAAATTCAATGAACATGTCAACTCACGATTTGTTCAAAAGTGACCTACACTACCAGATGCTCGACTTGGGGTCAAACAATCCAGCTAGAATATACAACGCCGTGAACAGCGTAAACGATTCAGGAATATTTTTGAACACAGTAGACAGAGAAATATCACAAAACAGTGCTGTGCAACTGTCTCAAATATTTGCAGCACAGGGTATCTTTGACAGGAACCAACAGCTTGATGTTATAGCAGCAGTTATGAGCGGTGACATTCCAAACAAATTTAAAAAGGCTCCGTTTGACTACGCAATGTCAAAGGCTAACTTTGATGGTATGATGAAACAAGCTATGGGCACGGTAGTTGATCTGGAAGATATAAGCAAATTAAACAAAAACACTAACGACTTTTTGGTAGTTGCAGGGAAAGTTTTGAGTAGGCTAGAGCGTTTAGATGCTGGATCAAGGGTTAGTGACGAAGTTTCTGCTTTTATTTTGAATCTTGCTGGTGTTAGGGGCAACTTAGTGAGTCAAGCCTTTACCGGAACAAGTAATTTCCTAAAAGAACTTGGTATATTTAGAGAAGACGATGTAAGGGCAGCGGATGGATTTAATGCTGCAGAACAATCTGTAATGATTCAAGATCGTGCTGATGAATTTTTTGCTAGTGATTTTCTTAAAAACAACGCCCTGTTAAAACAGGCTCTTGTTACACTAGCCTACAACTACGCAAAGACTATGGACCCATCAGGACGTATCTCTGAACGAGACTTTAGTGCTGCCCTTGACGCTGTTGCTGCTGGGTCACTTGATGTACGCTCCACACAAATAGCAAATGTGCAAAGTCTTATTGATGGGGCTACTGACAATCGCACCTTTTACGGCAGAACCTTTGACGCTGCAGTAGAAGCGTCTGCCGGTGGACAGACATACAGACCCACTAAGGCTGTCATTAAACGGATGAGAGCGATGCGGTACTTCCGCCAAGTTGAACAAAACACGATTGGCATACAACGAGTAGATATGTACAACAAAGACGTGGGAACTATGTCGTTTAGAAGCAGAGACTTTAATTTAAAGTATTCTGCAAAGTTGGCAACAAGTAAATTTGGAGTGCAGGTCGCTAAAGACAATCAAATATACAGAATACAATTAAAAAAACGTGGCGGGG